GGTCCCACTACTCTAGGTTGTATTGCTTGTTTTAGACAGTTAAGGGTGGTATAATACTTCTCCACTGTTAAAAAGGTGCCAAAAAATTATAAAAATTTTTTATGAAAAAAAATATAGATATAGCTAATTTACCATCTGACATTCGCTCACAGTACAAGAGATTAAAAGTTATGCATGCTGAAAAAAAAATTCAGCGAAAAGCAAAAGACGATTTTATGTCTTTTACTAAAGCTGTGTGGCCCGAGTTTATTGAAGGCGCACACCACAGAATCATAGCTCAAAAATTTAACGATCTTGCAAACAAGAAAATTAATAGACTAATTGTCAACATGCCACCCAGACATACTAAGTCTGAGTTTGCTTCTTACTTACTTCCAGCCTGGATGGTGGGCCGTAATCCAAAACTCAAGATCATTCAAGCAACTCATACCGGTGAGCTTGCTGTAAGGTTTGGACGTAAAGCAAAAACTTTAATTGATAGTGAAGAATATTCTAAAATATTTGAAACAACTTTAAGAGAAGATTCCCAAGCTGCCGGTAGGTGGGAAACAGCACAAGGCGGCGAGTATTTTGCTGCGGGGGTCGGTGGAGCAATTACCGGACGGGGTGCTGATTTATTAATAATTGACGATCCACACTCTGAGCAAGACGCAATGTCAGCAACTGCTTTTGACAATGCTTACGAATGGTACACATCTGGTCCACGTCAAAGGCTTCAACCTGGTGGACAGATAGTATTGGTTATGACTAGATGGAGTAAAAAAGATTTAACAGGTGTTTTATTAGACAATCAAAAAAAAGTTAAGGGTGATCAGTGGGAAGTGGTCTCTTTTCCAGCAATCTTGGACCACGGAACTGAAAAGAAACCGGTTTGGCCGCAATATTGGAAAATGGATGAGTTAGAATCAGTAAAAGCAACACTTCCGGTCGGAAAATGGAACGCACAGTGGATGCAAGAACCTACTTCTGAAGAAGGAGCACTAATTAAACGAGAATGGTGGCAAAAATGGGATAAAGAATATTTACCAGACGTTACTTACATTATTCAAAGCTATGATACTGCGTTTTTAAAAAAAGAAACAGCCGATTACTCTGCAATTACTACTTGGGGTATTTTTTATCCAGAAGAAGGTGGAAAACCAAATATAATTTTGCTTGATGCAATAAAAGAACGGTATGAATTTCCAGAACTTAGAAGAGTTGCTCTTGAGCAATATAAATACTGGGAACCTGATATGGTTATCGTTGAGCAGAAAGCATCCGGAACTCCTCTTACGCACGAACTTAGACAAATGGACATTCCGGTGATGACATTCACGCCAAGTCGTGGTAATGATAAGCACGTACGAGTAAATTCTTGTGCGCCACTGTTTGAGGCTGGATTAATCTGGGCTCCTGATGAACAGTTTGCAGAAGAAGTCATTGAAGAATGTGCATCATTCCCATTTGGCGATCATGACGACTTAGTCGACAGTATGACTATGGCTGTTATGCGATTCAGGCAGGGAGGTTTCCTACCCCATCCAGAAGATTACGAAGACGAAGTACAACCAACTCGTAAGAGAGAATATTATTAATGCAAAAAATACTTAAAGAATTATTTGATCAATTTGTCAAAACAAATGGGAGAGAACCCAATAATTTAGAAATGATTCTAATTAGACAAAAAGCATCTACACAAGAGATTAATAAAAGAAAAATTATAAGTATGTTTGATCGTTCACCGGTTGATGCAGACAAACCTATTTTAGGTGGTAAAAATATTGAAGAAACAGACACACAGATTTTAGAGAGATTAAACAAAGGAAATGAAAATTCCCTTTCAAACATGAGATATGAAAATGCAGTTAAAGCTGAAGAAGCTAAAGCTGCAGCAGATGAAGATTACATTATGAAAGTTTTTGATCCTGAAGATTTTTCTGATGGCGGACGTGCAGGATATTATGGTGGTGGTCAAGCAATGGTGGGCGAAGATCTGTCAGAAATTGGTCATGGTTCGGATTCCTTGATGGCAAGAAACATGCAACTTTCTCCAAATGGTCAAGCTACGACTTCAACAGGATTAAATTATTTATTAGGTGAAGACAACGACACCGTCAGAGTTCCTTACAAAGATGGTCTTGGAGTTAAAGTTCCACCATCTAAACCCTACACAACAGAAATGTTTGAAGATGATTCAATGATATTTTTAAAAGGCATGTATGGCACAGGAAAACAAAGTAACCCTATGTTTTATAATGAAATGATTAAAAAAGGAAACAAGTTAAGAGAACAAGGTGTTGAAAGAGAAACAATTATTGAGATTATAAAAAAAAACAAAGATAAAATTGATATGATTTTAAAACAACAAACCGGAGATATAAAATCTTTTGCAGAAGGTGGACCAGCAAGACAAAACTTTAAAATGGGTAGACGTGCGTTCTTAGGTTTAATGGGTTCTGTTGCTGGAGGAATTGCGGGAATTAAAACTGGACTATTTGGAGTAACAAAAGGTGGTGGTAAGAAAGCCGCAACTGAAGTTGCTAAAGAAGTAGCAACCGGTGGACCTCCTCCGTACTTTTTAAACCTTGTTAAAAAAATTAAAAATTTAGGTGATGATGCAAAAAGACTTGCAGTAAAAGATAAAGAAAACGTTACAACATATAAAGACTACACATTAACCGAAGATGTAGTAACAGGTGAAAAAACAATTCAAAGAATGAAAGTAACTGATGATGGTTCAGAAAGTTTTTATGGTCAACCTTTAACTGAAGAAACTTACATGAGTTATAAACCTGGAAAAAGTTTGGCTGATGAAACGACTAAAGGTAAAACTATACCAGATGAATATGAAGAAGGCACAGCCTTCTTAAGAAGTGATAGAGGTAATGCAGGAGAGGTTGTTGAAGAGTCAGCTACTATTTCAGATGATGTTATTGAAGAAGGAACTATGTTTGAAGATAACTTATCTGATTTTGGTAAAGCAGACGGCGGACGTATTGGTTATGCGGGCGGTAAAAAAGTTGTAGATCAAGTAATAAAAAAAGTAAATAATAAATTTGGTAAAAAAGTAGTTACAACTGGAGATGATATTGAAATACCTAAAGAAACTCTTTTACGGGATATGTTTAAAGATGCTTTTACGGCTCCAGTAAAACAAGAAGGTAAGTTTACTAAAGCTGAATACCTTATTGAAAGAATTAAAAATACTATTAAAGGAAGTCCTGATGACAAATATGTTCAAGATACTTTCCCTGGTTTTATAGACGAATTAAAAGCTAACCCTGATCTTGCTAAGAATGAAAATGTTTTTAAAGAGTTAGGTGGTGGTTTACCAGAGAATCAACAGATCGTTGTCTATGGTGATGATACATTAGATTTCTTTACAACAAGCAGTGGTCCAAAGAACATTAAAAAATTAGAAAATTTTATGGCAAAACATGATCTATCTAAAGACAAAGCTCTTGAGATTATGAAAATGGAACCTAACGATCAAGTTATGGAATTAACAAAAATAAAATTTATGAAAAGAAAACAAACAAATAACTAATATGGCTAACGATTATTTTAAAGCACAGGGATGGTTAAAGAACTATGCAACGTCTTCCGAAGATAGTCGTGGCATATTTCAAGAATTAGTCAAAGAAGATGAAGAAGCTTTTAAAATGGCTAAAGCCAAGGTCCAGAGATTCGAGATGGATAATTTTAATACACCAGACTTGGACCAAGGAGCAGATTCCATTCTAAGACCAGGTGAGACGTTAGATGACTTTGACGTAACATTTAGAAAACCTAATGCTCAAGGTGGCAGGCAGGGTTTTGCTGAAAATAATAAGTTAGTTAAAAAAATAGATCCCAATACAGTAAGAGCAGATGCATCTGTTAACGAGTTATATGAAAAATATGGAAAAGACATAATAGATGAAGCAGCAAAACAATGGGCTAAAAAATCTAATCTAGAAAAAAATCGTACAAAAAAAATAGAAAATACAGATTTACCGTTAAACGAAATGGTTGATAAAAACGATCGAAGTAATTTTAAAAGAAAATTTAAAGAAGATATAATAGAATATGGAGAATGGAATCCGGATAGAAAATCATCAGCTGCAACAAAACGTTATGCAAACCATGTAAAGCGAGCTAAAACTGGAACTTTTGAAACTATTATATTTGATGCTTTTGGAAGAAAAAATTTAAAAGGAACAAAAACGCCTAACTCTAATTATGATCTTACTAAATTAGACGCAATTCACAAAAATATTGATGAATATAAAATATTAAAAGAATACCTTGAAACAAATTTTGGTATAGTTACAGAACTAGATCATCCTTTAGATAAAAATACTATTAGATCACTAATGAATTCTAATGCATCAGATTTAACAAATGTTAATATTTTAGAACAAAATTTAAATACGGGATTTAAAAAACAATTAAATAATAAATATTTTCAAGCAGTGCAATCTGGTAACTTAGATCAAAAAAGAGCTGTTGAAAAAATAGCTAAACAATTTAATTTTAATATAGGTAGTGTTCCTGATAAACAATTTATAAACAAACAAGTAGGACCATTTGAGTTTAACAAAATAGATAAAGGTGTTGGTAGTTTTGAAACTTTAAATATCAAAGATGAAATGTTAAAAAGTTTAGATAACGCATCTAAGTTAGATACTGAATGGGGAAAATATGTAAAAGAAAATCCTGGTATTTTTAAAGACGCGGGTTTTGATTTAAAAACATTAAAAAAACCTAAAAATGTAGAAAACATTACAAAGAACCTACCAGAGATAAGAGCTTATATTAAAAAAACAGATCCTGTACTTGCAAAAAAAGTTGACATTACATTAAACAGCGGAATACCTGTAGATCAAATGTTAAAAGAGATAAGAAAAATTCCAGGAGTAAATAAACTAGGAAAAGGTTTTATGAAAGCGGGCGGACCTTTTGAAGTAGCTTTTCTAGGCTTAGATACTGTTAATGAATTATCTAAAGGAAAAGATTTTGATGAGAGTTTTAAAACAGCTGTTCAAAATTTAACTTTCGGAGCTTATAAAGGTGGGGATAGAGAAAAATTAGAAACACTTAGTGATGCAGCTACAGAATTAAATTTAGATAATACAGGTTTTGCCGAACTTAGAAAAACAATGGAACTTACAAAACAAATTGAAAGGGTTAAAAAAACTAAGATGGGTGAACTAGCTTTTAATGATCAAAGTTTAACTAATATGACTGATCAAGAAGTGAAAGCATTCTATGACAAACAAATTAACAAATTACAAACAGAAATAAACGATATAGGAACCTCTCTTGAAGAATCGGGAAATTTTGATACTTTAATAAATAACTATACGAAAGTTACAAAGTATGTAGCTGGCAAACAATATGATAAAGGTCTTGAAGGTAATATTTTTACCGGTAACAGAAGAGATAGAGTTAACCCTGAAATGGGTGATCTTGGAAGTGCTGCCGCATCCCTTGGTTTTAAATCGTTTTTACCACAAAACTTTTTACAAAATTCTATAACAGGAGTTATACCCGATACTTTCAGCAAAATTCCAGTTGTAGGTGAGTATTTTGAACCAACCTCTGAAAGAGCAAAACTTTTTAAAAAGAGCAAAGAAGAAAAAGATGAAAGACTTAAAAAAATGGAACCAAATATAAAAGGAGAGATTGAACAAAACTATTATTCAGAAGGTGGCATAACACAATTAAGGAGTAACTATGAGTATAAAAAATAAGCCAAAAAAGAAAAACCCAACACTTGCAGCCAAAAACCCTGCATTTAAATGGTGGGCAGTTCCACCTAAAAAAGGACCTTTATCACAAGGGTTGAAATTAAAACCAAAACAAGTTAAGAAAGCATAGGAGAAAATATATGGCAGATATAGATAAAGCTCTCCCTAACGAAAGACTTGAAGATGAAGTTCTAGAAGGAATGGAAGAGGTCGATGTTGCAGACAAGTTAGGTAAGGGACCAGTAGAAATTACAGAAGACGAAGATGGGGCTACAATTGATTTTGACCCTAATGCAATGCCTATGCCAGAAGAAGGCGGAGATCATTTTGCAAACCTAAACGAATTACTTCCAGAAGCAGATACAAGTGCCATGGGTAATCAATTACAAAGTGATTACATGGAATACAAAACATCAAGAGCTGAATGGGAAAGAGCTTACATTGATGGTTTAAGTTTACTAGGATTTAAATACGATAATAGAACCGAACCTTTTCAAGGAGCTAGTGGTGCAACTCACCCTGTGTTAGCTGAAGCTGTTACACAATTTCAAGCGTTAGCTTATAAAGAATTACTTCCATCTGATGGACCTGTTAGAACTATGGTGATGGGTGTATCTGATCCAATGAAAGAACAGCAAGCTCAACGTGTTAAAAATTTTATGAACTATCAATTGATGGATCAAATGCAAGAGTACGAACCTGAGTTTGATCAAATGTTATTTTATTTACCCCTATCAGGTTCTACATTTAAAA